TATATGAACCAAATATTAATCCTATTGCATATCTTATTAAATCAGTTGGTATTGGTTCAACGATAGTATATGTTGATAGTGTAAGACCATTCTTTAATTCACAAAATGAGAGTGCAACTTCTATTCTTTTCCAGAATAGTGTGAGAATATTCTCTCAAGAGTCTAAGGTTGCTGCATCTGCTACTGCAGTGGTTTCTTCCGCAGGAACAATAACCTCAATTGTTATTAGTGATGGTGGCAGTGGATATACATCAGAACCTACAGTAAGTATTGGTAATACACTACAATCTGTCGGTCTTGGTACAACGGCGATTGGTATTTCATCAATAACTGCAGGTGTTGTTACGAGTATTACTCTAACAAATTCCGGAACTGGATATACATCAACAAACCCACCACAAGTTCTAATTTCACCTCCAGTTTTAGTTGTGGAAACTGACAGTGTTTCCTCTTATGAAGGTGATTATGGTATTGTTGTTGGATTTGGAACTACAACACAGTCATCAATTGATAAATTTGTCTTTGATTTAAGAAATACATCATACGTTGGAACTGCTATCACTATCAGTCAGGTGGATGCAAACGATTACTTTGTTGTTTATAATTCAAATATTGGAATTGCGTCTACAAACATAACATCCAGAGACATTGATAATATTGATATTGGAATTGGAACGGTATTTGTAGATAATGTATATCAAGTAGATAGTGCTTCTACAGTTGAATCAAATATTATTGGTATTGGGATAACACATGTAAGAAGAGTTTATGCAAGGGTGGTCGGATCTGGTATTACAAATTCTGGAATAGTAACTACCTCTAATTATTTTGGCGAATTTAGTTGGGGTAAAATTTCATTAACAAGCAGATCAGAATCAAATCAATTTAATTTCTATGGAACTTCTGGAGTTACTGGAATAAAGACATCTGCAGTTGTACAAAGAACAACCCCACTTAGATATCAAAATTATTTGGAAATTTGACTAATAAATAGATAAAAAACTCTCCCAAATGGCTGCAATTATAACTGATCAGATTAGAATATTAAATGCGAAAAATTTTGTCGCTGATGTAGGCGTCAATACATATTATTCCTTTATTGGACTGCCAAATCCTGCAGATTATCAGTCCAATTGGGATTCTAGTCCCCCATCTCCAAAAGATAGTTTTGACCAAGAAAATGATTATTGGGATACTATGATTGCTCTGAAGAAAATTAATTCTTCAGACGTAAGACAAGTAGTTCCAAAAAGAATTTGGTCTTCTGGTACGACATATGATTACTATAGGCATGATTATAGCAGATCAAACACTGCAAAGATTTCAGGTGCAACTAATCTATATTCGGCAAATTACTTTGTAATCAATGATGATTATCAGGTCTATGTTTGCCTTCAAAATGGAACTGATCCAGATAACCCAAATGGAAGACCATCTTTAGACCAACCAAATTTTACTGATTTAGAACCAAGATCTGCTGGAACTAGTGGTGATGGTTATATTTGGAAATATTTGTACACTATCAAACCAAGTGAAGTTGTAAAGTTTGAAACTGCTGATTTTATTCCCGTTCCAGAAGCATGGAAGACGGGAACATCGAATGCTGCTATTAGAGATAATGCTGTTGATGGATCTATTAAAATTGTAGTTGTTACTGATAGAGGAGTTGGTTTAGGAACAGCAAACGTAACTTATACTAGAGTCCCTATTAGAGGTGATGGAACTGGTGCAGAATGTACTATTACTATCAATAATGACTCTAAAGTTGATTCCGTAACTGTATCCAGTCAAGGTTCTGGATACACATATGCAAATGTTGATTTGATTGCAGGTGGAGTTCCTACTGGAACAACAAGACCAAAATTTGATGTTATCATTCCACCAAAAGGGGGACATGGAGCAGACATTTATAGAGAACTTGGAGCATACAATGTTTTATTATATTCTAGAATTGAAAATGACAATGAAAATCCAGATTTTATAACCGGAAACCAAATTGCAAGAGTTGGGGTAGTACAAAATCCAGAGGCATCTGTTGGAACAACTCTAAGTGCCGATAAAGTTAGTGCAGTATCTGCGTTAAGACTGGTGGGATCTGGTTATAGTTCAGCAACTTTTGTGGCAGACTCTTATGTGACCCAAACAGTTGCAACTGGAACTACTGCTGTCGGTAGAGTGGTTAATTATGATCAAACAACGGGAGTTCTCAAGTATTGGCAGGATAGAAGTGTTTCTGGATTTAATACTGTTGGAACAGCACAAACTAGTCCAAGATATGGATTTGATTTAACTGAATTTACTTCAATTCCAGACACCGGAGGAAATCTTACTATTGTTCCTTCAACAGGGTCAAACTTAGCAATTGATACATCCTTCACTGGTATAAGCACCCTAATAAATAATAGAACATATTACCTTGGCCAAACTTTTGCCAATGGTGTTGCTGGTCCCGAAGTGAGAAAACACTCTGGAAATATCATTTACGTTGATAACAGACCATCAATAACAAGGTCATCAAACCAAAAAGAAGATATCAAAGTTATTTTGCAGTTCTAAAGAATTATGTCTCAGCAAACGAATCTCAACGTAGCTCCTTATTTTGACGATTTCAATCCAGCAAATGATTATCACAAAGTTCTTTTCAAGCCTGGATACCCTGTTCAGGCAAGAGAATTAACAACTTTACAATCAATACTGCAAAATCAAATTGAAAAGTTTGGTCAGCACTTATTTAAGGAAGGTGCTAAGGTCATACCTGGAAATACTTTATATAATCCAAAGTATCCTTGCATACAATTAAACGCAACTTATCAAGGTGTTCCAGTTGCAGCGTATGCTGATCAGTTAGTAGGAACAAGAATTACTGGGCAAACTTCAGGTATTTCTGCTTATGTAGATAAAGTACTGCTATCTCAGGACTCGGAGAGAGGAGTTTTAACGTTATATATTAATTATTTAAATTCTAGTACTACAAATAATTCGTCTGAGACTTTTTTTGATGGAGAACTTCTTACCTGCGATACTACATTAACTTCTGGACTATTGGGAAATACTTCCATTACATCTGGAAGTCCTTTTGCAATTACCATAGAAAATGATGCCGCTGCAAATGGATGTGCATATTCCATTCAAGATGGTGTTTATTTTGTTCGTGGAAATTTTGTCAACGTACAAAAAGAAACTTTAATTCTTGATCAATACACAAATACTCCAAACTATAGAGTTGGACTATATGTTCAAGAAGAAATTGTAAATGCCAATATTGATGAGTCTTTAAATGATAATTCTCAAGGATTTAACAACTATTCTGCTCCAGGAGCAGATAGACTTAAAATATCAGTAAGACTGTTCAAAAAATCTCTTGATGATAATAATGACAATAATTTTATAGAACTTGGTACTCTGAGAAATGGAGAACTGCGTGCAGTCTATGAAAGAGGTGATTTAGGAGGAGGTCCTGGATATAATGAAGTTATCGATCTTCTTGCCAACAGAACTTATGCAGAATCTGGAGATTATTTTGTAAAACCATTTGATATTAATCTGGTAGATTCTTTGAATGATGATGTTGGAAATAGAGGTTTATTCCAGTCAGGACAATTAACTTATAATGGTTCCGTTCCATCAGATAATCTAGCAGTTTATAAGATTTCTCCAGGTAGAGCATTTGTTCGTGGTTATGATTGCAATGTCACGACTCAAACTTTTATTGATGTAGATAAACCAAGAACAACTAAAACTTTAGAAAACCAATCAATAATTTATAATACTGGTCCAACTCTAAAACTTAATAGAGTTTATGGAACTCCAATTTTGGGAATTGGAAATACTTATGTATTAAGTTTAAGAAATGAAAGAAGAGCATCTGGAATAGCAACTGTAGGAAAAGAAATCGGTGTTGCTAGAGTTTATGATTGCAGACTGGAATCTGGTTCATATAGCGCAACCAACGAAAATACTAATCAGTGGAATGTTTCTCTATATGATGTTCAAACTTTTACTGATATTACCCTAAATCAATCTATTAGTCTAACGGTTCCAACTTATATTAAAGGAAAAAATAGTGGGGCGACTGGATTTTTAAGATATGATGTTTCTTCTGGTGTGGCGGTAACAGTATATGATACTTTGGGAGAATTCATTCCAAATGAATCTTTAATTTTTGATGGTATTGGTAATGGAAGGATAGCACTTGCAGTTACTACTTATTCATTATCAGATGTTAAATCTGTTCATGGAACTAATAATGGAGTTGTTGGGGTTGGATCTACATTTTTGGGAGACGTAATACAGTCAACCGCATATACTGTAGGTATTGCTACAATTAGTGCAGGAAGCGGCGGTATTAGTACAGTAAGAAGCACAAATCCAGATTTTCCAGGCACTGTTGTAAGAAAAAATAATCTAGTACAATATACAAATCCAGTAAGTCCAAACATTAACTATGCCAAAGTAGTCGGTGTTGGTGCTACAACAATTACAATTGAAGCAGTTACAAATGTTACTGGCGTTGTTTCTGGCGATCTTCCAACATCTCAACTAAATGTAACTGACTTTAAAGTTTTAGCAACAAGACTTGAAAAATCTACTGATAATACTTTATACACTAGTCTTCCAAAGTTAAATATCGCATCTGTAGATTTAACAAATGCACAATTAACAGTCAGAAAAACTTTTAACGTTAATATTTCTGGAAATCAACTTTCTTCTCCAGTCAATGCTGATACAAATGAAACTTTCTTAGGATTTGATGAAGAAAGATATTCATTAATTCGTTCGGATGGAACAACGGAAGAACTAAGAGCAGATAAATTTGCATTTTTACTTGGTGGTTCTCAGTTACAAATTTATAATTTAGGTAGTGATGACACTGGAGCAACATTAACAGTAACTCTGAAAAAGACAAAACCAAAGGCAAAGGAAAAAATCAAAAACAGAGTTAATAGTCTAACTATTACCAAATCAAAGTATTCTTCTTCTGGAATCGGATCAACTACACTTAATGATGGTCTATCATATGGCAATTATCCATTTGGAACTAGAGTTCAGGATGAAATTTTATCTCTGAACGTTCCAGATATTATTGAAATTCATGGAATTTTTGAATCAACTAGTACCACAGATGATGCTACTGCTCCAAAAGTAGTTTTATCTTCCATTATAAGTGAATCTACAACAACATCAGAACTTATAGTAGGAGAAATCATAAGAGGTCAAACAAGTGGAACAGTTGCAATAGTTGCAGAAAAACTTACTGATTCTCAAATTTCATTTATTTACAAGAATCAAGGTGGATACAGATTTAAAGAGGGAGAAACCCTAACATTTACTGAGTCAAATGTAACTGCAACTGCTCTTACGATTGAATCTCCAAGTTTTGATATATCTCCCAACTATACTTTTAAAACTGGACAACAAAATACTTACTATGGACATGGATCTTTATTAAGAAAAGAACAGTCTCAAGAACCATCTAAAAAAATAAAAATATACTTCTCTAACGGTTACTTTAATGCAACTGACGATGGTGACATCACGACTGTAGAATCTTACAAGCAGTTTAATTACGGCAGAGATATTATACCTGTTGGAAATATTTCACCTAAAGATACTATTGATATTAGACCGAGAGTATCTCAATTCAATGTCGCAGAAAATGTTCGCTCTCCTTTAGAGTTCTATGGAAGAACATTCGATTCTTCTCTCGGATCTGCTAAAAATATTTTAGCATCTGATGAGACAATATTAACTACTTTTTCATATTATCTTGGAAGAATCGATAGAATTTTCTTAACTAAAGAGGGTGTCTTCCAAATTAAGTATGGACAACCTTCAGATAAACCAGAAAGACCAGTTTCTGTTGACGAAGCACTTGAAATAGCAACTATAACTTTCCCACCATATCTTTACAGAACTGAACAAGCATCAATCAAATATCTTGAGCATAAGAGATATAGAATGGTTGATATTAAGCAACTTGAGACCAGAATTAGAAACTTAGAATATTACACCACTTTATCTTTACTTGAGTCAAATACTGCTAACTTGTTTATTCCAGACGCAGACGGTCTTAATAGATTTAAATCAGGATTTCTTGTCGATAATTTTACATCATTCATTACCCAAGAAGCAAACTATGGAATTAAAAACAGTATAGATTTAACAAATAAAGAACTCAGACCTTCACACTACACAAATGCTATAGATTTAATCTTTGGTCCAGTATCAAATACAAACCCAACTAACTTCAGTCCAATAGAAGGAGTTAATATAAGAAAATCTAATGATATTATTACCCTAGACTATGCTGAGGTTGAATGGTTGGCTCAACCATATGGAACTCGTGTAGAAAGTGTCACTCCTTTCCTACTCAATTTCTGGGAGGGAACTCTGGAATTAACTCCAGAGTCCGATACTTGGGTCGATACTACCAGACTAGAGGCAAGAATTATTGAAACTGAGGGTAATTATGCCGAAACTGTAAATAATCTAGCCAGAACTGATAACTTAGATCCTCAAACGGGATTTGGACCTGTAATTTGGGGTTCTTGGGTTGCAAACTGGACTGGGCAAACATTTATTAACACTACAACAACTACAACTACAGAAAGTAGAGGTGGATGGGGTTGGGCAGAAGCAATAACTAGACTTAATACAATTGAAGAGACCAGACAGGCTGGAACTGAAGTAAGAACTGGAACTCAATTAGTTGTTACTGAACAATTTGATAGAACTTCTGTCGGTGATAGAGTAGTAAGTAGAGAACTTATACCATTTATGAGGTCTAGAAACGTTGAGTTCTTTGCTAGAAAAGTAAAACCACTAACCAGAGTATATCCATTCTTTAGTGGAACTGATATGTCAAGGTTCTGTGTGCCAAAACTTCTAGAAGTTTCCATGGTTTCAGGAACTTTCCAAGTTGGAGAAACCATTTCTGGAACAGTTATCACTACAGGCGTAAATCCACAATTGTTTGATAGGGTTCCAAGAATATCCTTCAGACTTGCACAAGCAAATCACAGAGAAGGTCCATATGATTCTCCAACAAGAATTTATAGATTTAACCCATACAATAATAACAACCAACCATTACCTTCAACATATTCTTCCACATCAACAATCTTAAATGTTGATACATATTCGCTAGCTGCTCAAGTTTTAGGTCAATTCAGTGGATATATTGATGTAGGCATGTCCTTGGTTGGGCAAACTAGTGGAGCAAGAGCAACAATCACTAACAACAGATTAATATCAGATTTATCTGCTGTCGTTGCCGGAAGTCTTTTCATTCCAAATCCAAACTGTGTTAATCATCCAAGATTTGCTGTTGGAGACATTCCTTTTAGACTTATCAGTGATCCTGATAATAATGTGGATTTGGCAACCACTATGGCAGAAAGAAATTTCTCTGCTTCTGGAACTCATGAAACAGTGCAAGAGAATATTATTTCTGTAAGAAATGCAAATGTTGAAACACAATCATTAAGACAGGATAGAGGAGTCACAAGAAGTCTTGGAACAAGACTCGTATCAAGTGAGATTATTAGCAGAAACTTCTGGACTTGGAACGTTGGAGATCCTCTAGCACAAACATTCTTCATAGACGAAACTACAGGAATTTTTGTTACTAAATGCGACTTCTTCTTTAGAAATAAAGATGATATGGATATTCCTCTTCGCTTCTCTATAAGACCTGTTGTTAATGGATATCCTACTCAAGAGATGCTCCCATTCTCTGAGATTGTTTTGGAACCAGATCAAATTACTACTTCCAGTGATGGAGCAATAGCAACTACAATTGAGTTTAAAGCACCAGTTTATCTTGAAAGTGGAAAAGAGTACTCTTTAGTTCTTGAGTCACTATCTACAAAATATAGTGTTTATATCTCAAGAGTTGGAGAAAATGATTTAGTAACTGACGAATTTGTTACTCAACAACCATATCTCGGATCTCTGCTAAAATCTCAAAACGGTTCTACATGGGAACCAAGTCAGTGGGAAGACCTGAAATTCACTTTGTATAGGGCGGATTTCGTTGAGTCTGGATCTGTTGAATTGTATAATCCTCAACTAAAAGAAGGGAATGGACAGGTTCCAACTCTTCTTCCGGATTCTATCACTCTAAATTCAAGAAGGATTAGAGTTGGATTGGGAACTACTCTTTCTGATTCTGGATATGTATTAGGAAATACGTTCTCACAACTAGGAACATATGGTACTGGTAATTTAGTTGGTGTTGCAGGTTCAGCAACTGGAACTCTAACGGTTTCTAATGCCGGAATTGGATATACACCTTCAATCGCTGGTTATACTTTCTCCGGAGTAAATCTTGTTACTTTGACAGGAAATGGTAGAGGTGCAACAGCAGAGGTTAGTATTTCCAATGGCGTTGCGGTCGCTGCTACTATTACAAATGGTGGTTCGGGTTATCAAATTGGAGATGTTTTGGGAATTACCACTATAGGTATTGCATCTGTTGGAAGAGATTCAAGATTTACAGTAGTTTCGATTGGAAAAACAAGCGAATTGATCTTAGATAATGTCCAAGGAAACTTTATAACTGGTGCTGGATACACTATGATGTATACCAATAGTGCTGGTATAGTTACAACCTTAAATTATTCAGTTGGTGGTGACGTATCACCATCATCCATAGTTGTTGAAAATGATGGTCTTCACATTAAGGTCAATCACAAGAACCATGGAATGTATTCTCCAGAAAACTATGTAGAAATAAAAGGTGTCCTTTCTGACATTGTTCCATCAAGATTAACTGCAGAACTTAGTGCAACATCAACTGGACAAATCGCAATTCAAGATCCAACCAATTTTGGAATTTTTGAAAATGTTGGAGTTGGAACAACGAATATTGGTTATGTACTAATCGAGAATGAAATCATTGAATACACATCAGTTTCTGGAAACAACCTTGCTGGTAATATTGTAAGAGGGACTAATCCTCGTACATATCCAGTAGGAACTCCTGTTTATAAATATGAACTTGGTGGAGTTAATCTTTCTAGAATAAACAAAACACACAATCTGTCTGATGTATCTACATTAAATCCAATTACATTTGATTCATATCAACTTAAATTGGATATGGCACCACTTAATGCGAATAATGATGATAGAAGTGATGATGTTGGATATCCAGCATTGTATCTAAATCAGACTAAATCTGCTGGTGGTTATAATATTAGAGCATCTCAGAACATGCCATTTGAGATTATAACTCCTATGGTACAGAACGTCACTGTTCGTGGAACCAATTTGACTGGTGAAATTAAAACAACCACTGGAAAGAGTATAAGTGGAAATGAAATACCTTTTGTAGATAATGGTTTTGAATCAATAACTATAAATGAACCAAATTATTTTGATACTCCAAGAATTATAGCATCTGACGTTAATGAAACTAACAAACTTCTTGGAAACAAATCTTTGAATATGAGACTATTGTTGAATACTACTGATAGTAGAATTTCTCCGATTATTGATGCACAAAGAATTAACGTTATTACAACTTCAAATAGAGTTAATTCTATTATTGATAATTATGCAACAGATAGTAGGGTTAATGGATTTATTTCAGATCCAACAGCATGTCAATATATTTCTAAGGAGATTCTCTTAGAAAATTCAGCATCTTCTATCAAGATTTTGGTTGCTGCACATGTAAATGTAAATTCTGATATTAGAGCGTTCTATGCAATTGGAAATGAACCAGGATTTAACCCAATATTTGCACCATTTCCTGGATATTCAAATCTAGACGTTAGAAATCAAGTCATTGCTGCAGAAAACAGCAATGGAGAACCTGACGTATTTGTCTCAAAAACAAATTCTTATGGATTTGGTAATGATGTTGAATTTAAAGAATATACATTCAGTATAGACCAGTTGCCACAATTTAGAACATACAGAGTTAAGTTGATTCTAACGTCAACAAATCAAGTGTATGTTCCTAGACTTAAAGATCTAAGAGTAATTGCCCTTGCATAATATGGAAAATCATGGAGTTGAAGGATA